GGAGTACACGTTGATGCCCACCGCCGGGATGTTCGTGTGGTGCTGGAAGGGCTGGACCAGGTTAAAGTACGTACCGGGGCGCTCGGCAAAGCGGTCGTGGCCGTTCAGCTGGATCTTGGCCGTCACGCAAGGATTGATACCCGCCAGGCCCTCAACCCGGGTAATCGAGTAGCCCGACTCCAGGGCCGCACGGTCCCACCAGTCAGAGTAGTTGAAGGGCTGCTGTCCCTTCCACACATCCACCGTCGTGTCGCACGCCACGAAGGAGTCACGCTGCACTACCCACACAATCTCCTTGCACGGGTGGTTGAAGGACAGCTTGATCTTGTTCGCCGACGACGTCACGGACTCGTCACCCGTGAACTGCAGCTGCTCGATCAGGTACTCGTGGGCCACCTGGGCGAAGCGACGACGCTCCTCCGTGTCCAGGTAGATGTAGTCCACGTAGAGAGACGCCGCCACGATGCCCGTCTGGTTCACACGGTTCACGATGGTCTGGGAGTTCGACCAGCACAGATTCTGGATAGAGTTGAACTCGATGTTGAACTTCACCTCGTGGTACTGGAGAGCAATCAGAGGCAGCGCCAGGCCCGCATGACGGTTGAACCAGAACTGGAGGGGAATGTACATCGTGTACTCCGGGGAGCAAGAGCGGTCCTCGTCCGCCGCATGGGGCTCGCCGCCGGCGCAGTCCGAGTCGCAGCCACCGTTGGGCACCTGCGTCAGAAGGTTCACCATGGTAGGCACGTTGCCCACCATCTCCGCATAACCTGCCTGCTTGCCCGCAGGGCGGGTCAGCTCATTCCAAATGTGGAGCCAGTCGCCATAGTGCTTGTCGATCTTCTGGCCACCGATCTCAATCTCCACGTAGCTGATCAGGTTGTGACCCACCCAGTTCAGCCAGCGGAACTGCGCACCCGAGGGATCCGCCGCCGTCAGAGACACCTGGGGCAGCGTAACCTGGAGGTAGGCACGGTGAATCAGATCGCCGTTACGAGAGATCGTGCACGTCACACGCTTGCCAAAGTTCGCCACGCCGTTGAACGTCTGCTCAATGGACTCCATGGAAAAGTTAGAGTGACGACGGTACAGCTGCTTGAAAAAAGTTACCTGCGGATTAGACGTCAGGTATACATCCTGGGCACCATAGGCCACGAGCTGCATCAGACCACCGGACATTACTTATACTCAACCTTTCGAAATTTTTTTGGAAACACCGGACGGGCTGTCCCGATTTCCTGAACTCGTCCAATATAATCTAAAGCCCTTTGTAATAGGTAAGACATGTCCGGACTACAGGACGTCCTTGTCTCGGAAGAATTCGATATCGGTGTGCAGCACGTTAAAAAACCCACGACTCTTGAAGCGTATCACAAGCAGCAATTACAGAGTTTCAGTGACCAGAAAGAGTCACTAAAAGATCTACAGGAACATCTAACATTCCTGGAAGAACAACGTGGGTCTCTTCCAACCTCTTCATATTTGTCTGATGAATGGCGTCAACTCACGGAACAAATAGAAAGTCTACAGAGTCAGATACGCTCTATCGAGAAGGATGATGCACGTATCAATTATTTTCTGAGTGTTGGCGACATGGTGTTCAAGTACTTTGATGCGCAAGAATCACTGGAAGATGGAGCATCGGCGCCGAAGCAAGGAATAACAGGCCGTACCCCGACGAATTCAGTTCTAAGTTATTTCGGTACTGCAGAACCTTCACAGGCAAAACAGGTTGGAATGAAGAAGGAACGGGCCAAAGCCAGTGTTCTGGATAATACCGACGGTCTTCACCGAGACAAGATGCTCGAAAACTATCTGGCCGTTGTTGATCCCATGGCTATCAAAAGTGGTGTCTTACCAGGTTCCGGAATTGAACCCGGCTGGGGTTGCTGTCCCGCCTGTGACGTGGAAATGACATTTTATCAGAATGAGGCGAAACTCGGCTGTCCCGAATGTGGTTACGAGGATTTTATTCTTGTCGACTCGGAAAAGCCGAGTTACAAGGATCCGCCCCGAGAAGTCACATATTTCGCATACAAGAAAATCAACCATTTCAATGAATGGCTGGCGCAATTTCAGGCCAAAGAGAATACGGATATACCCCAAGATATCATTGATGCAGTGCTGGCCGAGATCAAGAAGGAGCGGATTCGTGATCCGAAGCGTGTCAAGAAGGAGAAGATTCATCAGATTTTACAGAAACTCAAACTATCGAAGATGTACGACCATGTTCAACAGATCAAGAATCGGATTCAGCAGCAAATGACAACACTCGTGTTGAGCAGAGAGAATGAGGAGCGTCTGCAATTTATGTTCAAGGAAATCCAGCCGGCGTTTATCAAATTCTGTCCCAAGGGCCGATCCAATTTTCTGTCCTATCCCTATGTGCTGAGTAAACTCTGTCAGCTTCTGGAAATGGACGAATTCTTACCGTGTTTCCAACTTCTGAAATCCCGCGAGAAGTTGTATCAACAGGATCAGGTATGGCAGAAGATCTGTACGGAAATGGGCTGGCAATTCATCCGATCTATTTGAAAAACTCGTTAAATCTTACATGTAAAAATCCGCTGAGACGTTAATGACCTGCCCGGACTGTGGCAATGCCCACAGTTTCGTGAGGTTCGGGTCTCAAGGAGATGTAGATCTCGTGTATTCTGCTCCGGCAAGGGCCCGAGAGACCAAAGAAACGGCACTGACGTTTCAAAAACATACGGCGCACTTGGATCAAATGAAGGGTAGAAAATGGGTCTGGATAATTGATTTCGCTAAGATGGAGACCCGGCACTATTCTTCGATGAACCTAACACACAAACTGATAAAGCTCATTACAGAAGAACACTTGGGCGGGCTACAAGCGATCTTTTTGGTGAATCCGAACTTTTGGTTACGCACGACAATGTCGGCAGTAAAACCCATGTTGTCCAAGCAATTTTATGCCAAACTCCGTCTTTTTGAGGGTACGGATACCGGCCTTCTTCTCGAGCTCGAGAATGCGGGTATTCAACGTAATTGGGTTCTCTGGCTAGCCAATATGTTTAAGAGTCCCTATTCGGCTTCTGTTAGCCAGACAGTAAAAATTTGACTGGCTCCGGTATTCTACAGTTCGCCAATCAATGCATGTTCCAATTGTATACGGCAAAGAAGATAAGGTGGCGGCGGTCTATGATTTCCTCTTGGATCCCAAGAAAAACGTGTTGATCTTGGCGGGTCTTCAGGGTGGTGAAGGTAAGACTGCTGCAACAAACGAGGCTGTTCATCGGTGGATGGCCGCCGTTGGTGAGGAAAATGTCAAACCGCTTAGTATTTGCGAGGGATCGGGTCTTGGACATAACCAGTCTTATCTGGATCTCCGCACGTGGACAGTGAAGATTATTATGCACACCAATATGTGGAACGAGAAATGGATTGACATTGGCCATGAGTTGGGTGCACAGACATATCTATTTCGCAGGGTCCACGAGTAATTGGCGGCACTAGAGGATAGATTCTTCTGCGTACAAATCACGTTGATAAAATGTTGTTCAAAACTTGACGAGGGTACACAGCCTACCCTCGTCATTGCAGCCTTCTCCAATCCCCGGGAAGGCCCCGCTCACCTGTGGCGAGCATCGGTCCAGAAGTTCAGGTGTCAATGACACCCTTGCTACTGGATCTCGCTCGCCGTAGGCGAGCATCGGTCCAGAAGTTCAGACTCGTCACAGATGAGTCTTCGCTACTGGATCTCGCTCGCCGTAGGCGAGCATCGGTCCAGTAGCTCAGTTGGTAGAGCGTGGTGCTTATAGTTCCGACTATATTTAATGCACTAAGGTACGCCAAGGCCGCGGGTTCAAGCCCCGCCTGGACCACACAGCACCAATAGTTTAGTGGTAGAATGAGGGATTTCCAATCCTTTGACCCGGGTCCGATTCCCGGTTGGTGCATTTTATACCCCTGTGGCGCAATGGATTAGCGCACTCGACTTCTAATCGAGAGGTTGTGGGTTCGACTCCCACTAGGGGTATTTTTGTTATAAGCCCTGATAAGATATGTTTGATATCTTATCTGGGGTTGTTGTGGGTTCGACTCCCACTAGGGGTATTTTTGTTATAAGCCCTGATAAGATATGTTTGATATCTTATCTGGGGTTGTTGTGGGTTCGACTCCCACTAGGGGTATTTTTGTTATAAGCCCAGATAAGGTATTGTTGATATCTTATCAGGGCTGTTGTGACAAAAAACTTGAACAAAACGCAATCTACGACAGGGATAGGCAATGCGTCGTGAACGCAAGAACCAACTACGCAAGATGTATGTTGACGATGCTCTGGCCCGATGGAAGGCCGGTGAACCCGTTATATCCTCCATGAAGAGTTTCGAGACCGCCGTGACGGCAGATGAAAGCGACATGAAGCAATTCAGCGTGGCCCTGGAAGAAGCTATTATAGATTATATGAAAGCCTCTTACAATGTTGCTCGGACCCTAAAACCAGGCACATTACGCACACTCTGTCAGAAATATTCGGAGACATCAAATCGGCAGTGGAACAAGACAGTGTTCATGGATACAGGTCGCCTCGAAGCCTTCGAATCCATCTGCGCCGAGTGGATTCTGTACTATGAAACACTAATTGTGGAGACTGCTGTGGCCTTCTACATGGGTGTACTAGCATCTGGGCGATCCTACAAGTCCATCCAGCGCCGTATTCTAAAGTCGCAGGACGTGTACTATATTTGGAATGGCGAGGAATACATCATGGAACATCTGGATAGTCGTATCTCGAATCTGTTTGCGCTTCGCAGCGGACACGTCAAGGGTGAGCTCCAGCTCTTTGTTGAAGACAAGCAGAATATCCACACCGGTGAGATCAATACGCAAACAAAAGACACCCTGAAGATTATTCTGGCAGCGCCTGTGCCAGAGGGACAGAAGACCATGGCCGAAATCGAGGCATCGTGGACCTCTTTCCAAAAATCGGAGAAAACTTCCGTGCTGATGGACATGCGTACATGGGCATCGAAATCTCTCGTCGTCGACAAGGACGACTATCTTTATCGGAATCTGCTGCGGCATCTCTGGGCAAAGATCAAGAGTTATCCCGCCGATATCCGCACTGAGCTCGTAAAGCGCCTCTATGAGGAATGCCACGATGCTCTACAGATGTGTGCACAGGGCCACATTGCCCGTCTCGCCAATGTTCTCATCGGATTTGACGATGCTGTCAAGGCCACTGTATCTCTACAGGATAAGATGGCAGAGTTAAGTCGGGCGGACTTATCTGTGGAGGAGAAGAAGGCAGCGGCCGCCGCCATTCTCGCCGAGTTCCGTGTGGAGGATAGGGAGGCTTGGGAGGCTTGGCTAGAAGCACTCGACGCTTAAACACGTTCCTCAAAGATGGACTCAGATGGAGACCATTGCTTCCTTCGATCTCGGTATCAAAAATCTCAGTTACTGTGTGGCGGACTTTAGCGGAGGTCTCATAGGAATTCGCCGCTGGGCGAATCTCAATCTTTTGGCCGACGGCGCCGACTCCCAGAGCCAGACCCGTTGCAGCTGCGGCGGCCCCGCCTCTTTTTCTAACAGATCAACACAGACACTCTTGTGTAAACGCTGCGCAAAGAAATCGGCGAAACCAGTGCTCGATATTTCGGGAACCTCGCTCACCGACTGGAGGAACTATGGTCAAACCGTACTCGGATTGACGGCAGCCGAGGCCAAAAAATCATCCAAGAAAATTCTCGAAGCCAAGGCAGCCGAAATCCGCCTCATGCCCTACAAGGCTCCCAAGGCCAAGGGTGTCACTCTCCAAGCACTGCTGGCATCCATGGAGATCTGTCTCGCCGCCGAACTCGACCATCTGGCTACCGCCTCTCGAATTCGTATCGAAAATCAGCCGTCGGAATTCGCTCCTCACATGAAATCCGTGCAGATCATGTTATTCACGTTGTTGGATCACCGGCTTCGCACCGAAAAGGCGTGGACGGGCACCATGGAATTCGTCAATGCCAGTGTAAAGACCAAGGGAACGGATGCTGGTGTAGGCAAGGGAGCGAAACGGTCCCGAAAGCTCGCCGGTATTGCCCGTGTCACGGGCCTCCTGAAGGAGTCGTGGGCCGCTCCATGGATAGCCTGGTGGTCAGCGCAAGCAAAACAGGACGATTTGGCGGATGCACTTCTCATGTGCGTGGATGGAGCTACCGTCTAGAGCCAGGTACTGGAAAAAATGAGTCCGTGGTGTCCAATACTCGATATCAGATGAATAAGAGCGTGGTTATCTGCCCATGAATCATTGGGATATTCCTCCTGTTCCTTGATATATAAGTAACCGATGATCGCAACTGTTGTAATAGAAAAGATCTGCACAGTCCAATGCGCATTCCAACAATACCAAGATCCCAATGCAACGACCGCTATAACACCGATCTGATCGATCCAGTACATTATTGTATCATACAAATCGTAGCGATGTAATATGAAGGTCGTAGTAGATAGAAATAAAAAGAGAACCGTATACAAATATAATCGTTTTGACAAGGCATGGATAGCATTTGTCAAAAAGATTAGGCCGCTTACGTGGAGCATTTCTGAGATTCAGATAGGATTTCTATATTTTATGTTTACGCAGTCGTGAATTACGCCGATTCCTTTTTAATTTACGAGTATTTCTATATCCACCAGAGGTTGGCGGTTTGCTCTTAGATATTTGTTCTAGTAGTTCGTTAGCTATTTTTTGGCCACCCATGTCTCCCACTAATGCGTCACGTACCGTTTCACACTTCTTATATATATCATCATACATCCAGTTAATCTCTTCCTTTTCCTTTTCCTTTAAAGGCATCCAATTTCCTTGTTCATCCTTAACTGGTTTAACCAGATCATTTGCTTCTTTCAGAGCCAATTTTATAGGTGCTAATACTTGTTTCGTACGTGCAGTAGCGGCCGCATTATTCATCCACTGCATCTACTTTATAAAGATAAAATAAAACCTCGGTCAACTCAGGAATTAAAGCTCTCTGCCAAAGGCAACGGTATGAGCGTAACATTCGCAGAATCGACGGGGTCCAAGCCATCCGTGGCCGAGCTCGCTTCCTTTGCCAGCAGAGCCAACGAAATCGATCTCGGCGCCGACATTGTAGATCTCGGTGACGATCTCGGCATGAATCTCCTGGCGAATCAAAACAAGGTGTCGGCATCCCCGAAGTCTGCGACCAGACAGGTCTCCTTTTCCGGCAACCAGAGCAATGACGCACCCAATATTCAAATCAAGGCCGTAGATGATCTCGAGGTCGTGAACCTCGACGCCGGTCCCGGAGCCAGCGATATCAAGATCCAGCGGGCCTCCGACACGCCCTTTGTTCTGAGTCCCGACGTGCCCCGGCTCGACGTGATGGATATGCCTTCCGGGCCGTCTCGCCCCTCTCCCGAAGAAGAGATGCGACTCAAACAGGAACTCCTGACGAAGATTGCCCGGCTCGATGCCCGTGAGATCGGAGGCCAGCGTATGACAATGTCGAACTCTCTCGAGGAAATCAAGGCCGAGGTCGACAAGCGCACCGACAGTCGCAATCTCGAGGCCTCCCTCCGCTTCCAGCGCAATGCTCTCATGACCTTTGTGACGGGCGTGGAGATGGTGAATGACAAATTCGGCCACCGTCTACCGGTAAAGCCGAAGCTCAAGGGTTGGTCCGAATCGGTGCACACAAACGTAGAGGATTTCGACGAGATCTTCGAGGAGTTGTATGACATGTACAAGGACAAGGCGAAGATGCATCCTCTGCTCCGTCTGGCGGGCACGCTCGGTGTCTCGGCGACCATGTACCATTTGACAAACACCATGGCCGAGCGCACCGGTATTCCCGGCATGGCCGACATTTTGAATGAGGATCCCGAGCTCCAGCGTCAATTTGCTCAGAAGATTGCGGCAAAGATGGGCGGCGGCATGGGCAACTTCATGGCGGCGGCCATGGGACCTGGGCCTACCGCTCCTACATCCAACTTCGGCTACCAACAGGAGCCGAGTCGTAGTCCATTCAACATGTCGGCGGCCGCCGAGGAGGCGCCCCGTGTCCGTCGTGAAATGAAGGGACCCTCGGGCGTCGACGACATTCTTCGGGCGTTTGAGGCGGAGAGAGCGGCGGCTGTCTCCGTACCCGTCCGTGAGGAGCAGTCGAGCGTATTTACACCGAGTGGCCCTCCTCCTCTCGAGGCCCGTGATGTCCGTGTCCAGCGGAACTCGGATCCGATGGCCGAATTCAGCGTAGATGATCTCCAAAGTGTAGGCAGTGCGTCGACCATGGCCAGTAGCCGTCGTGGACGCAAGCGTCAACCGGTTCCGACAGTGGGAGCCGAGCTCACACTGAATGTTTAGATCTGAGTCCCGCCGGTAAAACTCTCTCAATATCCTCCGCAACAATGGTCTCCTTTTCTATCAATAGTTCCCCAAGTCGAATAATGTATCGTTTATTCGCCTTAAGGATCTTATAGGTAAATTGTTCCAGGCCCTTTACAAAATTCTGCAGACGCCGTATCATGGATTCGTCGAGTTTCTCTCCATGATAATTCAACGGACCCAGCTCGGTATCCATGCCCCATGCCAGAAACCACCGGCGCACGAGTTCCGTAACCTTTTCGATATCATCATGCGCTCCCGAGGAATAGTCGCCGTACATGATGTGTTCGGCCACACGTCCTCCCAGCAGCACACATACACGGGATCTGAGCGCCGACTGTTCGAACAGTTTCTTGTCCTCGGGATTCGACTGACTGAAACCGAGGGCCGCCTCTCCTCTCGGCAGAATGGATACCTTGATAGGCGGATTCGTATGTTTCATGGCGAAACTCATAATGGCGTGGCCGGCCTCGTGAAACGCAATGCGGCGGAGCTCGGCGGGATTCGCCTTTCGTTCCGGCTTTTCACGGCCTATCACGACCTCGTCAATCGCCGTTTGAATGTGGCCGAGACCCACGTGATCCGCCTTTGCCATGACCATATTGATCTTGGCCTGGTTGCAGATATTTGCGATATCGGCGCCCGTCAGTCCGGGAGTCAAGACACTCAGAGCATCGGCTTTTACGTCGGCGTTGACCGGTATACCGGAGAGATCCAGCGAGAACATATCGGCCCGCTCCTGTTTGTTCGGAGCGTCGAAAAACACCTTCTTGTCGAATCGGCCCGAACGCATCAGAGCCGAATCCAGATTCTGCGCCGAATTCGTCGCACCAAACACCATGATATTGTCGGCGGATTCGAAGCCATCCATCTCGATCAACAGTTGGTTCAATGTACTGTCGTGCTCGGATGTGCTCGACCGACTGTTGCGTTCTTTGCCAATCGAATCGATTTCGTCTATGAATATAATACAGCCGGCCTTTTCACGTCTGGCGCGCTCAAACAGATCTCTGACACGGGATGCACCGACACCGACGTATTTTTCAACGAATTCGGATCCCGATGTGTGAATTACCGGAATGTCGATCGAGGCTGCCAAACTCTTTACAAGGAGTGTTTTACCGGTACCAGGAGGGCCGATCAAGAGTATACCTCGGGGAAGCCGGATCTTAAACTGCTCGTATTTCTTCTTATTCTTGATGAAATCCATATAGTGGCGCAGCTCCTCCTTGACACTTTCGAGACCGATGATACGCTGCAGAGAACCTTCGGGTTTCTTTATGGGTCTGGTCCATTTTCTATTATACCACGTATACGCTAAGAATAATAATAAATATACGCTGAGCATATTCATTATTATTGACACTGGGTTTATTTGGTTGGCTTGATCGCAGTTAACAGATACCACGACGAGTTTTCATTGAACAGATAATGGAGACAGATGATCACAAACAGAGTGAGCCAGAAGGCTACGACGAGATTGCGGGTACCGATGAACATGATGGCAAATAACAGGAGAGGGCGAAACACTATATCTTGGAGGAAGGCTTCCTGGCCCGGAGTCACGGATAACACCATGAAACGTCCACCGAGATTCAGCAAAATGTACGCTAGGCCCAAGACGTAGGGATTCATGTTGATGTCGTGAAGGCCGATTAAGATGGAATCGGACTGGGACAGATTTTTATCTTCGGCGGTTACGATCTTTGCCTTTTTCGCCATATCCCTATTCATGACTTTTAATTTTGTGTCCGAGGTAGTGGGGTGTCATTATCCAGGCGAGCCATACGATTCCTGCAGGGATACCCCATATAGGACGGTAGTCCGTTATTAACAGCACGATGATCGCACCAATGAGCCGGAATAGTGGCTGCCGGGCCAGAGAAACAATGGTCTCCATCCTATATTACTGATGGGAAATTATGTTACCGGTTAGTTCCGAATTTAAGTAAGACATAATAAAACCAGGAATTTGAAAGTCTCTACTCGTATACCCAAGTTCAAGGTTAATCATCTTCTTATAACATGCCTTAAAACATAATTTATAGTCGTGTTCGATATTTGAAAACCAGTCCTTGTAGGATGTTGCCCATTCATCATGACTTTTTTTCCAAGAATCATAATTAGGCCCTTTTACGTGTAGCCCATTTTCTATAATAAATACACCTTCGCCATCAGCGGTCTGTTCTTGTAGTTCTATTGCCCTTTTCTCTTCCAACATTCTCATAAACTCAACCGTATTACGTAAATTCAATATTCTGTTTTCCTCTCTTGTTATTTCAAATGGTTTTTTTGCCACAGCATCTAATAGTCTTTCTGATAGTACATTATATGTATTTGGAAATTTTTTCATGATATCTAAAATATCTTGATAAGATTTTTCCATATTTTCGGTTGAACCAGAAATTACAGATTTATCAAGTAGATCTGATTTTATTCTATCGTAGTTAAACGTTACTACTTCCCCCCATTCTGGGTAATTTATTATATTAAATTTATCAAATAAACACATAGGAATATTTTCTATAATGTTCATTTCGCAAGGATTGATTCTATTATGTTTAAATAAGTCACTAGTTGAAATAGTACTGTTGTCAATCTGTACAAGTCCACAATATACTTCAAAATAAATAGACCAAGATAAAGAGCAAGTCCTTATTAGTATTTCGTCTGTAATATCAATGCCTCCTTCAATAAGTCTGTTTTTAAAATAATCAGAAATATCTTCTGTAAATTTACCTGTAAAATGCGTGTCTGGGTTTTCAATAATAGGTATGGCACCCGCATCTAACATAAGAGGCCCCGCATCTTTCTTAATTGTTCCACTTCTATATAAAATTGAAAAAGTATTTGCTTTTTTTTCCTCAATCTTTTTATCCATTTTTTCTTTAGACCATAATAGTACAGTTTCAGCTATAGAATTATTCATTGTATAATCATATTAAATAATATTCTCTTTATATACCTGCCGGGCCAGAGAAACAATGGTCTCCATCCTACATGACAGAGGGGAAAATATGTTATACCGGTTCCAACTTTAGAATATTTCCCATGAAGTGATTATTGCTATTTTGGATTCCTTCTTTTCTACAGACCATATATCCCAGTTATAAATATGTAGAGTTTCATTCGATTTTTTAAGGATCTTACCGAATTCTAGGCTTGCTTGTCTGGGTGAGCATGCGTAGACGATCCATGAGCCTCCCGCTTCCCAATAAGGAAATGCCTTGACAATAGCCAGAGACCAGTGGTTGTGTGATTCCGTCGGCACCCCTGACTCTGTATATGTGAACCTAAGTTCGTCGTTTATGTATCCTAGCACATAGTCACTGGGATTAGTAAGTAGTTCCACTTGTATTGACTTATCAAGTGAATAGGGTATAATAGTATACAAGATGTCTTTACCACTCGAAACTATTTTGGCCATCTTTATAGTGAAGGTAAGTTGTATGTTTAGACTTGGTACGATTCAACGTAAATCAGGATTCATCGTTGTTTCTTGATAAGCAACCTCAGGATCCGATAAACTCTGAAATTCAACCGTGTTTTCTCCGAGCGTTTCCTCGCCGAACCAATGGCCGGCATCATCGGACGTTACATGTTCCCGTGTCATGCTGGACTGTGTTTTCGTTTGAATAATATCGGGTTTTTCATTTAGGGCCTTTTCGGATTCCCACAGCTTTTTTTTGGGATCTACACGGTCCTGTGTTATGTTCGGTGAAAATCCCTCTACGTAGGAGCGTGTATACGTGGTCGCCAATAACATAAACATGGCGGCGCCGAGAACGGGTTCTTTCCAGGCTACTGCCGCCGAGGCGGCAGCAAAAAGAATGGCACCCGCCGTTGTCTGTAATCCGTAAGACACCGGAACTGGCAGTTGATGGGGAAGTGCTGCTAGGATAATGAGTGCGGCGGAAACGATCCAGACCGGCCTTACCGGGAACCAGTGCAGACGAATCGGAGGCGGACTGGCTTGCATTACTATTGTATGATGAGATTTCACTGGCTGATGTCAAGAGACATGTGACACATTTTATCGAGATCTGTTGTCACCGGTTTTGGAATAGTCTTGAGTGGCGTATCTGCGCTCCAGAAACGATGGTCAGGACCACCGGGCAGATTCATCCATTCACCCACAGCGAATGCTTGAGATGAATCTGTGACTTTTACAAACGTACACGTGCCAATCGTAAGCAGATGGGAATACGTAACCCGTTGCATTTCCGTACCATATTTGGTTGTCTTAAGATATTCCGTCCCTGGCACGAGTTTGCTCCAGTGTACTTGGGTCTCAACAGAGTAGTCTACCCAAGGGCATATGCGGGTCTCAGAAGGGGCTGTCATAGGCTCCATTGATGTATTTATCCCATAAATAGGCCCGTGTCAACTTTATGTCGTGGGATTCACCCAGTCCCGTGTCAGAGGATAACGAAGAAAGTCATCCTTCAACTTGATTTTCTCCTTTCCCTTTTCAAACACGAATCTGTAACCGAAATCGTCAATAATGCCCCGAACGATAGATCCCTGTTCTGATTCTGCTCCCGGTTCCATCGGAAAATTCTTCTGTAAATACGACAGTATACGTAATTCTGCGTTTACAGCCTCTTCCGTCGTCGGAACAGATTCTTTGGTCGTTGTATCAAGAGGAGGTATCCACTTGGGCCAATTCTTCAATATATCACCCACCTTGAGCTTGTCTCTAAAATTACGGGGACCGAATAACCGGTCTCTCAAATCTCCAAGAAGACGCATGGATTTAACACCGGAACCTTTGAAATCATTGTCCGTATATAACAAAAGAGTTTTGTAGTATCCCTTCACTTCTGAAGTAGATGGAGCAGAGTCTATCGCTTCTGTAGAATCAGAGAGTCCCGACACATAAAATGGTTCGATTGCCTTGACTGTCCTGACAGTCCATAGTATATAGAATCCGAGGATTACAGCTATGAGAAGCAGTATAGTTATCGTAGTTTTCCTTGACATACCCTATGCTCTGAATTGATTTTTGGTACGTTGAGACGAAACTAAATTTATATACAGAAATCAGGGGTATCATGAGTTACTGTGCATTAGATGAAGCGTTTCTGGGTCCTCCAAATGGCCCGCCACCTGTAAAACACCGTAAACATAGACGGACAAAGGATGTGCCTCCCATGCTGCCCGATGTTCCGGTAGAACAAAAGGATGATTTGCTAGAAGGTAGTCCGGCGGCTCCCGTGAACCGCCTCGAGGCCACTCAGCCCGACAGTTTCTTTCCTCTCCCCGGAAAAGATTCTTGGGAATCGGCCTTCATGATGAATTCGGATTTCACCAAGACGCTGCAGCGCCCTGATAACTCTGTACCCGTAGCGGATAAGCCGACTCTCTGGCGGGAGATCCCTGAACAACCGATGGCTCCCTCCGTCATTTCCGACGTGAATCGCCGCCTCGACGCCCTAACAAAGCAACTCGAGAGTCTTGGCACACCTACGGCGGCACAGGGCACCGCCGAGCTCTTCTTATTCGTGGCAATCGGTCTCCTTCTGCTGCTTGCGATCGATACTCTACTGCGGTTTGCGTCGTCGATGGCTACGACGAAGCAGGCCGGTGGCCGGAGAGGTTTCGGTAGAACCCGTTTCAGATGAATGTAATCGTGGTCCCGTCCCGTTTCGCCCCGGTACCATTCGTCAAGAGCCCGGCCACTCCTTCGTTTACGGGCCGGTATGTCGACGTGGTTTTCTTGAGAATCGATTTGACTTGGGGGGTTTCCGTAACCGTCTTCATCGCCTGCCGAATCGGCGAATCCTGCATGTAATACTGCATCGCTTGCTCCTTCCAACTAATGAGCAAGCGATTCGTAGGAACATAGAGTACCTTGAAACCGGATTGTCGCAGATTCCACACGATATACAGAATACAGTCTTTTACGTCGAAACGAGGACATCCGGGCTGCCATTCCGGAATGTTATAATACGTCATCTGCGGCGAATTCGGTTTCGATGCAATGAATTTAATACGTTCGTGAATATTGCCGAGAATACGGTTGAAAACCTGTAGACGAATACGATCCATATTTGCTTGTGCATCGAACAGACTCGACGGAGCAAGTTGGGGAGGAGCCTGTACCTGCGGTCGTATCGGTGCTGACATATCCTTGATTTAAGAAGAGGAATGTCTTGGCGACCTACAACGATCAGTTTCAGTTCGGGAGGAACCAAATCATTCGGTCATACGGGAGTAATGGTGCGGCTAATGGAAGCCGGATTCGTGGACAAGGTTAAATCGTGGTACGGTTGTTCGGCGGGATCAATAGGTGCCTATTTGTGTGCTCTGGGCGTATCCTCTGCCTGGCTACAGGAGTTCAGTATTCATGTCGATTCTCGATATTTTCTTAGAATAGACGAAGATGTCGTGACAAATTTCACAACAACGTGGGGGCTCTCCGAGGGCGATGCATTAAAAGAATACGTTGGAGGAATTGTGGATACGTGGGAACCGGGATCTTCCAAATGGACCTTTGCGGATTTACGGAGAGAGAGACCAGAGGTATTTCTCGGTATATCCGCTACAAATCTGAGTAAACGTCGTCTCGAAGTCTTTTCACACGAGACGACGCCTCATCTTCTGATCATCGATGCAATTCGAGCATCATCGGCTATTCCATTCATGTTCACTCCGTGGACTTCTCCGTGGGGCGACATATACTGCGATGGAGGTATCACAGAGGAATGTCCATGGATCCATGTAAAAGATAAGGGACACACCCTGGTTATTGCGTGCGATGATTGTCAAATAGCAGGACGCAAGGAAGCAATTGAGAGCATTCTTGATTACTTTATGATATTCTTGGGAATGAGTCGGACATGTCCAGTCAAGGTACCGCGTTATTGTATTACCGTCAACAATAAAGCCGTATCGGAATTCGATTTTAGTTCTAGTCCCGAAGATCGCCGGGCACTGTTTGATGAAGGATGTGCGGCGGCCAATGCATGGCTCAAACTGCACTCTGAAGAAACTCCAGGAAGCCGGCCTGCGTCCGAGGGCCACCGTGTTTCCGTAGAGAACCATCTGCCTTCTGGAGAATCAGCGTCGGGTAGCCATCAATCTCGAAACCCTTTGCCTTCTCCGGCTCCTTCTCAGGGTTCACGTACACACAGTGTACGGTCTTCCCGCCGATGGTCGCTGTAGGTCCGAGGGCCTCAAACTCGGGTTTGGCGGATACACAGTGGGGACACCAGTCTACACCGAACATGTAGAATGTGGCATCGGCCGTGAATCCTTCCCCATAAAGATGGGCTTGGCCGGGCAGAATCCAGGGTTTGACGTGTCTCCGGGGTGTCACGATCATGACAAACACGAGAAGAAGAACGAGGCCGCCGATGAATAGCCACATGGGTTTCAGTTCCTGCATGTCTACTTGGGGGATTGATAAAAATTATTCGGTTAAGATCCCCAAAGGGCCTCTGTATAAAGACACTGCGTCCATATATGGACAATGAACACACAACGGGGGGAATTAGAAGCGAAATATCCAGGTATTGCGTGGGGCACAACGGGACTTTTCGAACCGAGATCCTTTTGTCGGGTCGTTACAGGACCTGTTTCTTCTGTCGCCGTGTCATTACCGCCTTCCTCAAAGCGTTCCGCCGTGTCCGGCACGTCTTCTTCTTTGTCGAAGTCCCACACTTACTCTCAAAAGCCGCCAGCTCCGTCTTCAAATTCGGCAATGATTCATGTGCCGTCGGGCAATGCAGCGTCGAACAAGCCGATTCCTCCAGGTCCCAGAGCCAACAACTTACCGCATCACGGCCCTTTTCGAGGGGCGGTTCACAGGCAACCCAAGCCCGTCGCCAAGCAGGGCACGGTAGGATGGATGGGATCAAATTCCACCAACTCTTGAGCGCTCTCAATCGTTCTCTCGTTGTCAGAAGATTGTAGCGGTTTTTGGTGTCCATGGATAACTCGACTCCTCGTAATTCAACTGGTATCTCAAATGGCTTGGACTTGACACCTCGGGTCGGAGTAGTGTACGCTACGGATGCAAAAAAGTCCCATCCGACAACGGGACTCGTAGAACACAGTGAGTCACTCATGTCCTTATAATGTTTTCGGATACTGGGCCACGATGGATTTGGAGTCTTTAACAGACCCTGACTTCTGAGTTTGGCATTTACCATATTATGAATGGTGAACATCCAGTGACTGAACTTTTCGGGATTCTCGAGGCTCGGAGGCGCCGTTTCATAATACTCTTGAAGAGAGGCTCTGCAGTATTTACAAGGAAGAACATAGGGTAGAAGACGGATCCATTCTGCCATAGCTCCCTTGTTGTGAACGGGGCTCGCCGCCACCAAATGAAGTAATTTCCAACCGGACGGTCCCCAAAAGCGGGTGTCCATAACTACTTTGAGGGGAGAAAATTTAGCATGTGACGGTAGATGGAATCCACCGTGTTTGTATTCTACACAATGGCAGAGGGATCTTCGTGGTCATATTCTTTACCCAAAGGCTGGTGGTGGGTCGGTGCCGGTAGTCCGGTGACTCCCAAATATGAAAGAGAGGAGCAGTTTCAGGGTCCGGCGGCTTCTCGGACCAAGACAATGAACTATCTCGATTCCTTTTTCAAGAAGCTGAAGAAGCAGGGAATTATAAAGACGTATAAGGTATCCCGGACCTTTGGTCGTAAGACACGTAAAAACTGACCGACTTTGCGGCATGAATGTTGTCGACAATGAGTTCTGCTCCACCCCTTAGCCGCTCTTATCTTCAAGGGATTCCAGAAAAGCGTAAGCAACAGCGTATAGATGAGTTTATTCAGGGGTTTATAAATGAATTGCTAAAAGTAGCAGAAGCAGGAAAAACCTCTTATATGTATAGTCTAGATAATCGCCATGGTGCAGCACATTGTGGGGGGGGGCCGCAGCCACCCGTGATCACCAATGATGAGCTTGTATCTGCTTTCCAGAAAAAGTTTCCTGAGTGTGACGTTTCATACCAAGAGAAGTGGGTTGATGTTACCCCGCATAACATGATTCTTAAAAAGGGTATTGTTATCGATTGGTCTTAGGCAAAAAACTTTAGCGCATATCATGAGCTTAAGTTTTTATTGAGGACTATACTTTTTACATACCACTGATCGAGGATAGCATAGGCCGCACTAGCCACGGCTGCTCCGGCTCGTACTTGGCCTTGCACGTCACTTGAGGCTCGGGACAACGCGGCGGCTCTACCGGTGCACAAGGAGGGCACGACGTCGGTTTGGGGCACTGAACAACGGGGCATCTCGGTCTCGGGCAAGGAGGGCACTCACCAATCTTGCACGGCTTGTTGCACGTGCTAATACAAGGAGGGCATGGAGGCACCGATGCCTTCAACACGTATCTGGACATATCAGGCGGGGCCGGGCACTCACTCTTCAGCATGTACCGAGCCATGTCCGGCAGAGTCGGGCACGGAGGCACCGATGCCTTCAGCACGTATTTGCTCCAGTCAATTGTAGGACAGCGATTGCGGTCGTCATCACCTCTGCAGCCGCACGGCTTCCGGTTACACTTGTTACACGTGTACTCGGCAACGTCCATGAAAAATTCCATATTACTTCCAACGTAGTGTCTTAGCACGTAGCCGACTAGTAGTCCCGCCAGAAGCAGGGCAACATACGACGGAATATTCTTGGGGTGCATGGGTCTCTATATGAAGATAACGAAAAAAAGTGGATGTGGCCAAGGTCAGAATCTATTAGACGTATCCTTTTGGCAACGGAATCCCTCCATTCCACTCAGCGGAGTCGGGAAGAAATAAACGTACAGAGAAAAGGCATATAGGACGGCTAAAATCACGATCCACAAAGTGTAGTTTTCTACGAGTATTCGGAGTGTCTCTGACGATATCGTGTCCATCTATTTAGGACAATTAAATTGATCCGGCGATACAGAAGGTACAGAATCTCTGATACGAGCACACACATTATAGACAATGGTTTCGGCACTAACCGGATCTGTCTGCGGATGCATAGGGCATCCGAGGGCCTCTGCATCATTAGGAAATGCCTCTCGGACTTGCTTACATAAACGCCGGGCTCGTTCCACATAATCGGTCGGATCATACCGGGTATACGAATTGGCGAATTCGGTCACAACATTTCTCGTTTGCGCAACCTGTTTCGGGCTTGCGAGTCCAGATGTTACACGGGTTACTAGATCTAACAGTTGCGATGGCGGATTCGGAATGGTTTGTACCTGCCGTATGATATCTGTGGGATTCATGGCTATCTGGACCCCCTTGTCCGAATCCATACTGATCAGACTCGGTAATGGCTGGGTGGGTTCTGTCATTTTCTGAAGAAAGGCCTTGGCGGCGCCGACACGAATTGCCGGGATTCTCTGCTTACTATCGACGACACGAAGCTCCATGTCGATTTGTTCCAGCTGTTTCAGCCGGGCCAATTGCAGAGGATCCGGTTGCGTGAATCCCTTCAAGTCATTCAAGGTCGCTAACATCATTCCTCTGAAGTCCTTGTATTGTTCGGCTGTTACGAAAGAATCGGGCGAAGAACCGGTTCCAAACTCGCCGGCGGCGAGAAGATTCGGGTATACCTGCTGCCAGCCGGCATTGGCATTGCGGATTGCGAGTATTTCGGTACTGATCGCCTTGGATTTATCCGTGATTATGCCCGTGCCGAGTTGCTGACGTATTTTGGAAATTCGGGCTTGGTATTCGACCCGCTGTTGCCGTTGATCTGCCGTCAGAGCTGCTGGATTTTCGAGTTCCCGTTGGCTGGCGGCGGCGAGCCACGTCATGATCTTACTATCGAGTTCGGCGAGCTCGTTTCGTGTCGCCAGAGCCTCTTTTGGCGCTGTAATCGGGCCAGGAATACCTGGAGGTTTCGGTTGCGTGGATGTTGGAATAGTTTCGAGTGGCCTCGATACGATCGCCCGATTGAGATCTGCGGGAACTCGTTCAGGATTATTAAAGCCCTCGACGGTTTTCAAGTACAGTAGCGCAGCAACGACGAAAAACGCAATTGCGGCCCCAATGAGTGTGGGGGAAGACATTGGACTCTATTATGCTATGATATTTTGTGGGACTTACAGGGAACAGTTCCAGCAGGGAATCTCATCCTTCTTGATGTAATCCGACATATCGGGACAGTGCGGATACGGGTTCATTTCGGAATCCTCGCAGGGAGGTTTCCAGGATTTATGCTGAGTCTTCCATTTGAGATCCTCGGGATTTCTGTTGGGTTCGGGGCCGCGCCAGGTCTGTTCTGCTGCTACTAGTTGCACAGGGATATGAATAGGTGCGGCTGCCGTAGGTTGTGCTAGAGGCTGTGCTAGAGGCTGTACCTGGGGCTGTGCTAGAGGCTGTGCTAGAGGCTGTACCTGGGGCTGTGCTAGAGGCTGTACCTGGGGTTGTACCTGGGGCTGTGCTAGAGGCTGCACCTGGGGTTGTACCTGGGGCCGTGCTAGAGGTTGTACCTGGGGTTGTACCTGGGGCCGTGCTAGAGGCTGCATCTGAGGCTGTATCTGGGTCCGTGCCTGATTAGCCAACATCTGATACAACGGGTCCTGGCTCTTCTGACTTCTAGAAGAATACAGCGATCCCCACGCATTTATGTCACTGCGCATTTGCGCAATTTCCGCATTAAAAAGAGATTTTACTGCATCTCCGGCAAGATTCTGTTTCGCTGCTACGTCCGTAATATGTTTCATAGGATTTACACTCGTCAAGATAGTTCTAAATGATGTCTGAGCACTTGTCAGAGTTTCACCGGCACTCATAGTCGTCCAAATAACCGCCAAAATGGCCCACAGATTTTTAACATCATCCAGCGCAAATGCAACATATTTGTTTAGAACGCCCCACGATTCGATATCGGCTTTCATAATATCCATTTCACTTTTATATAGTTCCGCTTCTTTATCGGGAGTTACATTACGCATTCCAACGAACAAATGACTACCCAAGTTCTGAGAAGGAGGGCCCTTGCTCAGTTCATTCACGAGTACAGTCGCCAATTGTTGCTGGGCCATTGTCCGCTTAAACGGCGGTTGAAAATTTGTCAGACCCCAATTGCTTGCAATTGCAGCATACCCCGGTATCTGACGCATGTCATAACACGCTAGCCAGGAAATGGCGACATTAATATAGGCGTTTTTTGCGGTCGTGTTTACATAGAACCCCTCACGGATCTTGCTGGTTCCAAACAGAAGACCCAGGCCCACTATAAAAACCAGTAAACCTGACATCAACACCTTGTTCATTATTATATACATAGGAAAATGTCTGGAGGCCTGAAGAGACAGTGGATTGACGATGATCTGGTTGAGGTTGGCTTGGATGAAGCTGGAAGAGGTCC